CTGCCTTCCCATATTGGCTGACAGACGACCTGTCCCTTAAGGTGGATCGCGGAGTTTGGCATCTTCCGACACCTGATGAATTTACCATCGCTGAGAAGGGCACTAAGGCGTCCGCACCAGCGACTCGCAAGTCGTTCATTGAACGTGGAGAAACTCCTCCGGCGTTCATTAAGTCAAAGCCTGTGAAGGAGACCAAGAAGGTTAAGAAGGTAAAGCCGGCTCCTGCTGATCCTACTGTTCCTGAGGTTATGACTGATGTTGTGACTGTTACCACTGTTACCAAGAAGGATAAGAAGTCCAAGTCCGCTCCGATTCCTCTTGAGGCCGTTCCCGAGGCCGTTCCCGAGACCGTTTCCGCCACGGTCTAAACAGTTTCAAATCAGTTAGATAGAGCCCAAGAAGTACCGGTACCTCTTGGGCTCTAGTCAGGCCTGCAAGAACCAAATATTAAGAAAATTTAATCGACTAAACACTTGCTACCAGATCATCAATTTGATATACTATAAGAGTAGCCATGAGTACCGTGAAACAATCCGCTGAAAATACCACTGCTAAGATGTTTTCTACGTCCACCGCGGCGGCATCCATTAGTTACATTCCGGACAAGGATCCAAATTTTGTTCCCTTCGGTTTCTATGAGGACGCGGAGATGATTATTGCAAGTGGAAAGTTCTTTCCATTCCAAATTTCCGGCCTCTCAGGGTGTGGCAAAACCTATCAAATTGAACAAGCGTGCGCCAACACCCGCCGAGAGTTAGTCCGCGCACCGATCACCGTTGAGACTGATGAGGACTCCCTAATCGGGCACTATGTCCTTGAGAATGGACAGACCATCTTCCAGTACGGCCCTGTGGTTGTAGCTATGCTCCGCGGAGCGGTTCTACTTTTGGACGAAATTGATAAGGCATCGTCCAAAATTATGTGCCTTCAGCCTGTCCTTGAGGGTAAACCGCTCCTTATCAAGAAAACCAATGAATTGATTTTCCCCGCCGCGGGCTTTAACGTCTGTTCCACAGCCAACACAAAGGGGCAGGGTGACGATAGCGGTAAGTTTATCACATCTAACCACCTCGATGAAGCGATGTTGGAGCGTTTTGCCATCGCTTACGAGGCGGACTTTCCTGAAAAGAGCGTGGAGCAGGAAATCCTGAATCGCGTCCTGGCTTCACATAGTATTAAGGATCCAGAATTTTCCAAGCACCTTGCCACCTGGGCGAACAATATCCGCCTAACTTACAAACAAGGGGAAGAGGGTGAAGTTATTTCGACTCGCCGACTTGTACATATCGCTAACGCTTACGCCATCATGACAGGTGGTACCAATCGACTTAAGGCGATCCAGTTGTGCCTGACTCGTTTCAACCCTGATATTGTGGAGGGTTGGATTTCCGCATACAAAGCCATTGATGTCCAGTCCGCTCCTAAGACTGCTAAAAAGACTTCCGATATTGGTAAAGCAGCATTTGGATCTTCATCCACTTCTGCTTCGGATGATCTTCGCCCGTGGTAGAAGTTTGTTTCACGACTGCGGGGAGTCCGGTCCCCGCAATTTTTATTGACAGTATTTCTCTATTCTGTTATACTATTAAGAGTGAGGAACTATGTTTAAATCAAAGAAGAAAGAAAAGACGCCATTGTTTACTGAAGAAGGCCTTGTTGACCTATACAACGAGGAGTCCAAGGATTCCAACAAGGATTCCGTGTATAAGTTCCCTTTCAAGTATGAAGAGGGAGATATCCTGGATGAGATTCGTGGGTATGTAGAATCCACATACAACGAATACTACGTTGGTTTAGGATTATCAGATAGAAAAGATGGTGACAAAACACAAGTCATGGACTTGCTGTTCGCCAATCAACCAACCGCGTTGGAGTTCTCTCGTGGCGCGGTAATCAAGTATGTTACTCGATACGGTAAGAAGCTAGGTTATAACCGTTTGGACTTACTTAAAGCAGCACATTACATTTTGTTTATGCTGAAGTCTGATTCGGATATGAAGCGAGCCGCCTGCCAAAAGGAGAATTCGTAAATGAAGTTGTGCAAGGAAACTCTTGACGTGTTGAAAAATTTTGCCACCATCAATGGTGGTATTGTAATTGAGCCGGGTAATCTGATTTCCACTAAACACACAGGAGACCATATTCTAGGAAATTATACAGCACCAGAGGAGTTCCCGGTTCAGGTCGCATTTTACGACCTAAACCAATTTCTTGGTGTTGTAGGTGTATTCTCAAACCCCGTTTTCGAGTTTGAGGAAAGCCAAGTTATTATCTCAGAAGAGTCCAATTCTTATTTGAAGAATGTGGTAATGTATACCGACCCAACTTACATTACTCGTTCATCAAAGATCAAGCCTCCAAATTTTGACGCTAAGTTTGTTGTAACAGATGACATTCTGTCTCGACTTGACAAACTTTCATCCATCCAAAATCTTGACCAATTTGTCTTTGAGGGAACTTCGGATAATGAAGTCTTCCTGAAGGCTATCAATGTCAAGAACCCCGATAGCAACAATTTCAGTGTACTTTTGGGCGAAAATGATCTTAAGAAGCCATTTAAGATGATTTTCAACAAGGAATCCTTCTTGTTCCTAAAGGGGGACTATGACGTGCAAATCTCTGAAAAGAGGGTTGCGCATTTTAAGCACAAGAGTATTGAACTAGAATACTTTGTGATGGCTGATAGTAAATCCAAGTTCTAACGAGGTTGGGGTGGTGTAAACCACCCCAAACAATTCTATGAAGAAGCCAGATACAAAATTGCACTGCCCCAAGTGTGGTAAGAAAAGAAATACCGCACTATACATTCAGAAGAAACCCGAGGAAGAAGGTGGTAAACCAGAAATTATACCTATCCGTGTGGGTACTCTGATGACTCTACTAAAGAAGGTAAAGAAGGGTACTCGTGAAGTTGAGTTACTACAAGGTGGTTTGTTCACCTCAACCTGCCCTCAGTGTTTGACTACAGCATTTTTCAAAGTTAAGGACAGAAAGTTGGTAATGGTAGAACTATGATTGTAAATGATAAAGAACAATTATTATGGGTGGAGAAGTACCGTCCTCATAGGATTGAGGATTGTATTCTTCCTCCTTCTTTGAAGGCTACATTTTCACAGTATCGGGATAAGGGAGAGATTCCGAACATGATTCTTGCTGGCACTGCTGGCGTAGGCAAAACTACAGTAGCCAAGGCTCTTTGCATTGAAACAAAATCTCCATATATGATTATCAATGCTTCTGAAAGTGGAAACATTGATACTTTGAGAACCACAATTCGTGACTTTGCTTCAACCGTATCATTGAGCGGACGTAGGAAAGTTGTTATTTTGGATGAGGCGGACTATTTGAATTCTAATAGTACCCAACCTGCTCTCCGTGGCTTCATGGAAGAATTTGCCGCAAACTGCACCTTTATTCTAACTTGTAATTTCAAGAATAAGATTATTACACCTCTACATAGCAGAGCCACTAATATCGACTTCAAGATTAGTAAGAAGGATGTTCCTGAGTTAGCTAACCAGTTCTATAAGAGACTGCTTTTCATTCTCAAAGAAGAAAACATTGAGTATGATAAGAACGTAATTTTGGAACTGGTCACAAAGTACTTCCCGGATTTCCGAAGAGCAATCAATGAACTCCAGCGGTACAGCCAGAATGGTAAAATTGATAGTGGTATCCTTTCTCAACTTGGCGAAGTCAAGGTAAAGGACTTAATTAAGTTTCTCCGAGAGAAAGATTGGAAGTCAATGAGAGGATGGGTTGTTCAGAATTTGGATAATGATGCGGCAAGGATCTTTCGTTCTATTTATGATTCAATGCTGGATTTTGTAAAACCTTCGAGTATTCCGGTACTCGTATTGATCTTAAATGATGGACAGCGTAACCATGCTTTTGTGGCTGATCCAGAAATTAACTTGGTAGCCACTCTAACACAGGTTATGACCGAAGTGGAGTTTAAGTGATGAGGTGTTCCAGATGAAACGATTTGAAATTAGAGGATTTGATAAGGTTTCTGGTTTTGATTATTGTATGCCTGTTGAGCCTGAGGACAATTTATTGCAGGAAATGATTGATCCTGAAGAGATTGTTCATTCAGGCGAAAATGTAATCAAGATCAAATTTGATTATCCTCTTTCGACAGAAGTTATTATGGACTTTGAAAACCCGAGAGGATCAAAGGACTGGACTCGTAAAGAAATTTTTAGTGCTATCCGGAAAGGTTACAATGAAATCTATTACTTGGAGGATATGGCACTTGATTCAGACAAAAAAGTTACACCATTTGGTATTTGGGGGCATTCTATTTATGATTTAGTGATTGAATCGGTGCATATGAATAAGAAGGGTATTTTGGTTTTAGATATTGGGAGTTAATATGTTAGATCTTATAAAGTTGGATAATATTACTGATGAAATTTTCAATGAGGTTGTTCAAGCAACCGAAAATCATGAAACATTCAATTCTGCTCATGAAGGTTATTCAGTTATCTTGGAAGAAATGGATGAATTGTGGGATCAAGTTAAGTTAAAGAGAGAACTCCGAGATAAGGATAATATGCGCAAGGAGTGTGTCCAGATCGCAGCGATGGCTATAAGGCTCTATCACGACCTACTGTAATTTTATGAGCGGCTTATGCCTGAATTAAAAGACTTCCTGAAATCGATCAACAAGACCAAAGTGGATCTCCTAGAGGACGATGAGGCTGGACTCCAGGAGAAGGATTATAATCCCTACGTCACCAACAGATACTTGTCATATTTTCCAGAACTGATTTATTTGGTGAATGAAATGAATCAGCGTCCCGATGCTGATAAGAAATTCCAGTATCATTTCCTTCTACACTCTGTGGAAGCTAGAAATAGGTTTTCTTCTTGGCAGAAACAAGAGAAGGGTGATGATTTGGAAACCATTAAACAGTTTTATGGTTACAGCAACCAGAGGGCAAAAGAGGTCCTACGCATTTTAACTAAAGAGCAAGTTGAATATATAAAGATGAAACTCGACCACGGTACAAAAATGACCGTGGAAAAAGTTAAATCAAATATGAAGGAGAAAAAGCGAAAATGAGTTATGGTATTGATAACATGATAGAAGTGAAGTTGCGAGAATCCGATGACTTTCTTAAAGTGAGAGAGACACTGACAAGAATTGGTATTGCCTCAAAGAAAGAACGAAAGTTGTATCAGTCTTGTCACATTTTACACAAGCGCGGTAAGTATTATATTGTTCATTTTAAGGAACTTTTTGCGTTGGATGGTAAACCAACAGATTTTACGGATTCAGATAGGTCTCGTAGGAATGCAATCATTAACCTGTTAGTGGAATGGGGACTTATCGAACTAACTCCGGAGTCACAAGAAAGGCTCTC